GCATCAATCTGATAATCTCTAGGTTCAATCTTTTCTTTATTCGCTGTTAGTCTTAGTGTAGAAATGAAATCTTCAACGTCTATATCCTCTATAGAATCAGGTCTTCCATAAAAAGAATTAGGATCAACTACTATATTATATTGTCTTACGTCAGCAAACTCTTTTAGATATTCAAACAAACCACAATATAAGGTTTTCTTTCTATAATCAAAAAGTCTTATCTTACCATCCCAGAAACGGTTTTTATAAGCTGGCATAAATTTATACCCAGGAACATAGAAGCAGAAGTGTTCTGCTAATTCTTGTTCTATACTGGGTTCTGTTTCTATCTGTAGGAATGTTTCGTTCTTTTTCTTAACTATTATTGTTTCCATCTTTTTACACCGGCCACAACTTGTACCAATTAAATGATATCTTTCTAGGTCCCCTTCTTTAACATTATTACAAATGCAAAGATACATTTTCCTCTTTTAATTGTTGGAGTCTATTCACAGTCGAAGGAATATCACAACAAAGATAATCATTTATATACCAACAAATAAACCTCCTACTTTTTTCTTTATTGAACCAACTAAGATCATTTATATAATCTTTTAAGGTTGTCAGTATGCGAAGATCTTTTGTTATCCAATGATAGTCAGGATAGCCATATGAAATAATTGGAACATCGTGCATCATACAATCAACACCAGAAGTACTGTTTTCCATTATTGCTACCTTTGTGTAAGGTAGTATACTATGTATAGATTCCCATCCGTGAAATACCTGATGGCCTTTTTCTCTCCATCCTTCTATCTTCTTATTCAGATCTCTTATTCTATGACTAGCTTTATCTATCCTAGGATGTAGCTTAATTACAACATTATCATAATCTTCTAGTTTATCTATGATCATACACATTTTCTTCCAATGATCCCCAAATCCAAATCCCATTACGGTTTCATCTTCCGGCATTTGACCTACAATCAATATATGATCTTTCTTTACATTCTCTGCATCTGGCCATTTAAGCATAATGGAATCATCCCATTTATTTGCTCTCCTTTGAATCATGTCTTGAATTTCATTCCATTCAGTTTGATCATATTTTCTTAAATCGTATTCAATAGGTTCCTCAAACGTAATACGAGAACTGTTCGCATATCCTAAGTCACATATTTGAAAATGCTTACTTGTAGGTGCTGTAGGTTTAAAAATAATAGAATTCTCAGGAATCCATGGATCTAAATCTCTACATGTGTGATTATAAACATTTAGACCAGGCTCACCTTCGGTATGACCCATTATCTCGAGAGCGTGTCGTATGCAGTCGGCCGCGTACGCGAAGTTACCTTTAAAAGTATATCTGTGTTCATGTATCTTAAATTCCACTGGTAAACTTCCTCCACTCAATCATATTTTTGATTGTCTGATGTCTCCATTTAACACTATCTAGGATTTCCTTTAAGGTGTCACACATTTCCTGAAGATACTGTATTTTGGCTTGTTGCTCTTGGATAATAGGATCTGAATCATAATAATAATCCATATCGCTTTTTAATACTGTTAAACCACCTAAAGGATCATAATCCCATCCTTTTGAATCTAAATCTTCCTTAGATAGTTTACCGTTATAGTGTAACCATTTATCCTTTAAAAGGACCTTAAAATCCATCTCTGTCTTTTTTAGTTTAAGTCTATTAACGCTGAGCAGCTCTAGGTATTTTGAATGAAGCTTCGCCGATTCTCTAGATGCTTCATCTAATTTCATTTCATCAATAGAAGAATCTTTCTTCCACATTTCTAATATTTTTTCTAAATTATTCATAATATTCCTATTTACAGATAAAATACTTTACATTATACCGTATTTTTTACAGTTTGTAAACTATTTTATACAAATTCAAATGTAGTATATTTAAGTGTTAGAGTTGCCTGAAGGTATGATATTTCTGTTTCCTGAGCATTAAACTCTAAAGCAGATAGACCTATTGGGAATACCCCGGTAAATCTTATTTCCTTAGTTACATTGTTGTGTGAGGACAAAATTAATAGTGTAGCATCAGATTTAGAATCTTCTGCGTTAGTGCTTTGTACCAAACTATGAATCCAATTAAAGGTTTCAATATAGTTTTCCATATCTTCCGTTACATTAAAAGTAATAGATAGATCTTCAAAAGATACCCTATCGCCTGTAAATGATAGGTTAACCCCCTTAAATGGAACTGGGGTATCACCTAGGTTTAAACCTGGTAATGTAGCAGCAGTACAAAAGTATTCCAGATTCGGATACTGATTACTATCAATTTTAAATTGAAACCCTACTGGGCTTAAGAAGTTTTTGTTTGTAGTTAATCTAGCCATATATCTATTTATACAAAAAAGAAAGGGAGCCGAAGCTCCCTTTCAAGGTTTATAAGAATTAAATTCCTATTAGTCAACCATAATACCGTCAACTCTGAAGATGCGGAAGTAAGGGTTGGCTCTATCTGTACCGGTGCCGTCAGCAGCAACGAACGGATTAGCAACCATGCCGTATCTTGTTTTGAAGCCGATTCTAGGTTGGAAGTCGTTCTCACCCACTGCTTTAACCATTGTTAAAGGAACGTAAGGGCAGTAGAACATACCAGCGTCGTAAGGGTTTGTACCTCTGTAACCTACACATGCGAAGTCGCCTGTAGCATACGGATCGATATAAACCTTCATTCTGCCGTTAAGAACACCAGCAAATGTGTTGCCTGTGTCATCAACGTTTAAGTTAGCAGAAAGAGCAGGTGTGTAGTCTAACATGCCAGCAGCTGCAAGAGCAGAAGCAACGTCAGAAGAACAGATTACAAAGTTACCTTTTCCTCTTCTTGTTTCTTTTGCAATTACGTTTGCTTCTCTATCGAGTTGCATGATAAGACCTTTGAACTTCTCAACAGACCAACGACCGTCTGAGTCAGTATTTACATTGAAAATACCTGAAACGGCTGTTGAAGCTTGAAGAGCACCAATTTTAGCTTTCTTAAGAATTGTTCTAACCATTTCTCTGTTGATTTCAGCAAGGATTTCAGCAGAAAGAATGTTAGCCAATTCGCCTTCAGCGTCAAGACCATGAATTGCTTTAAGGTCTTGTGCTAATTCCATTGTGTACTCAGCTTTTAGAGCTCTTGTTTTAGCTGTCACAGTTGATTTCTCAATTGTGAAAGACATTTCACCAAAAGCACCGTCGCCAGTTTCGCCACGACCAAGTCTTTCCGCAGCTGCTGTAGCAAGACCTTCACCGTATGTTGAAACTGTATCAGCTTCGTCTGCGATGGTGCCATCTGTATCAGCATCTGTTACGCCTACTAAACCAGTAGGATCAGCTTGGTGTGTACCTGTACCTGAGAAGTCAGTATCAGCTTCATCAAATAAAGCTTCTGATCCACCTTGTGAACCATACTTTGACTTCATCGCAAAGATAAGACCAGTAGGTCCAGTCATAGGCTGAACACCGGCTACATCATAAGCGATAAGGTTAGGCATTGCTCTTCTTACGAGAGAGATTAATACTGGATCGAATCCAGCAATTTCCCCAGCGGTAGCACCCATACCGGCGCCAACGTGGTTTAAAGGAGCTGCTTCTGAGATGAAGTTACCTTGAGCTTGTGCTCTTTCTTCTCTGCAGGCTCTTTCTTGGTTTTCCAACAATCTAGCTGTAACAGCTTTCTTGTATTTGTCACCAATTGCAGGAGCATCTGCATGCTCGAGCACTGGTGCCCATTTTTCGATTAATTGTGAATCTGCGTTAAACATTTTGTTTTTCCCCTAATGATTCTATTTGTTAAATTTACTAATTGCTTGTGTGTACATAGCCATAGTATCTGATACATCAACTGGTGCTGTATCTTCACCTGCAAGGCTGTTCACTTCGTCAGCTGCTTCAACTTTACCTTTACCGAAGTAAGATTCTCTGATAGTACCAACTTTCATTTCGAAAGATTCTTTATCATCGTACTCTAAACCTTCTACTAAAGAATTAAGTTTTTCAGCTTCAGTTTCAGCAAGACCTAAAGATGCACTTCTGATTACTTCTGCTCTTTCGAAAGATTGAACAGTTTCGTGTAATCTGATGTTATCTTCTGTTGATTTATTTAAGCTCTCTTCGAGTTCAGAAACCTGATCAGCTAATTCGTCGATCATGTTTTCTTTACCTTCAGGAACCTCAATATAGTGCTCTTTGAACACTGATTGCAAAGAAGTCATAAAGTCTTCTGCGATTTCAGTTCTAAGACCTGTTGTCACAGCAACTTCATTATCTTTCATCCATTGCTCAACTACGTAGTTCAAGTATGAATCTACTTTCTCTACCATTCCGCTTTGGATTTCAGAAACTTCTTCTTCAAGGTTTTGCGCGTATTCAGCTTCGAGCCTGTCAACCTCTTGTGCTAACTTAGATGTAAGTACAGCTTCAAAGATTGAACTTGCTTTTTCACGGAATCCATCTGACAAAGTAGCCTCTTCAGTGATGATAGCTTCTAGGTCTTCTTCAAAGTCAACGCTCTCAACTTTAGCTTTCGCTTTGAGTTCGTTTTTCTTCTTGACAGCACCTGCAGCGGCATCGACTGATGCGATTGATTCTTCTTCTGAAGTTTCATCGACTTTAGCCATTTTAGCAAATAACTTCTGCGCGTCTTCTTTTTTAGCAGTTTTTAGCATTTCTACTGCAGCTTGAATAACACCAGCTTTAGTTTTAGGAATTTGGATTTCTTTCACTTCTTCGTGCTCTTCTTCCTCTTCCTCGTCCTCTTCATCTTCATGCTCGGACTCGCTTTTTGCTGTTGCTTTCTCTTCAAGAGCTTCTTCTTCCCCGTCGATTACTTGTGATTGTTCTTCATCAACGAGCTCTTCAGAAACTTCTTGAATTTGCTCTTCAACAGAAATGTCTTCGACTGCGTTTTCTACTTTATTTTCGTCTAATGACATGTCGTTCTCCTATTATTTAGAGTTTACAAGTTTCGAGAGGAAATTTTTGAAAGCTTTAATTTCTACTTCGGGTCGTACCCTTGCAGAAGCTTGTTTGATTTCAGTCTCAATTTTTTCAATTTCTTGTGGTTGTAATATACCGTTTTCCCATACCCAGTCAACACCCTCCATAATTCCATTCACAAATGCTCCTGGAGCGGAAGGGTCTTGGACTATATCTACGGTGGCTAACATAAAGTCATCACCAACATATGCGGTACCATTTTTTTGCACAAGACTACCCATACCACGACTTGACACACCAAGCTTAACTCCACCTTCGAGTAAACCTTCAACGATTTGACCCATAGGGGTTTTAAGGATTGATGCTTTTCCAACAACATCACTTCCTTCCCAACGGAGATCAGTGATCTTGTGTGAAACTTTATCTAGATTGATAGTTGGACCGTCAGGATGATTTAACTCACCAACGGCTCTACCACTCTTTACTTGTTCTGTTACGTATTTTTCTACGGCTCTTTCTAAGATTTTCTTTTCGTAAATTCTACCATTACGATTCTTTTGATCAGCCTGCATAAAAACACCCTCAATAGTGAGGGATTTTTTTCCGTCTTTACTTTCGGTAATAACCTGTAAATCGGAATCTGTATATTCAGCTATAAGCTTCATATTTACTCCTAAGAATTAATCTTCTTCTTGTTCAGCTGATTTTCTTTGGATCATACCAGAAGCGATTTCAATCTTCTTTGCATCCAAAGCTGTTTGTAATTTATCAGCCATAACGGAATTAAATGCTTTACCAGCATTAATATTATCACCTTCTTTCGCATTATTAATGATATCTAAAATTTCCATAATTATTCCTTTTACGTTATATATTTATAATATTTAGAGTTCTAATCGAATCTAGGATCATCAGGATCAGGCATATCAAGCTGTCCTGTTTCTTTTTCTTTATTGATCTCTTGTTCGATCTCTTTCACTTCGTCATCTGAGAATCTAAGAACGTTCTTTCTTACCCAAGCATTTGATATAAATCTACCAATGTGTTCATCTAAGCTTGAAAGCATCTCAAACCTTTCTCTGATCATCTCTGATTCTTTTAACTCTGCAAAATAGTTATCCTCAATATAATCAAAATGAATGTCTTCTTTCCATCCATTCCAATCATCGGTTGTAATAATACCCTT